GTTTTACAGTTTTACCATCTTTTTATAATCAAATTGGTGAAGCAACTGGTGTTGATGTTCCATTAATAGACTATAGTCAAGCTCCTGGTATAATGGATGAAGGTTTTGGAAGAGCATTATTTCAAAACACTGTAATTATAGGTACAATGGCAGGATTTGGTCATGCAACTAGAAAATTAAAAGGTATAGATGATAGTCATACTTGGGCATTAAAATTATTAGAACAATCTAAAAAAGATACACAAAAAGTATTATCTTCTCAACAAAATGTAAAAACTAAATTACAAGATGCTGGCATAGAAATAAATCCAGAAATGTTAAAGCTTATAAGTAACAAAACTCAAGAAGTTTTTGCTAGTGAGTTTGAAGTAAAAAACTTTGCTAAAAAACAAAAAGTTGTAAATGAATTAATTGAAAAAATTGAAAGAAATGAAAAATTAACAGAAAAAGAAATAACACAGTTATCTGAACTTGCATTACCTATTAAGTTAGCTGAAGCTGGGTTATGGGAAGAGTTAAATTCTAACCCTAAAGCGCTTAGAAAAATTATACAAGAAGTAGAAGGTCGTACTATAACTGATGCAGAACTTGGAATTTACAAAAAAACATTACAAGCACAGCTAAACAATACATACAGTGTTTTTAATCAAGTAAATGAATTTATAACTGGTGTTAATCCTAGTAAATCTGCGCCTGGTTTAAGAGCAGGAAAAGAAACACCAATACCTGCTGAAACATTAATTAAAGAAGGACTTTTAATTCCTGGTGTAAATAAAAGAAATATTAAAACTAAAATAGTTACTACAGCAGAAGAAAAACAAAAATTTTTAAATCAAGGATATGAAGAACAAGTTTCTACTCAAGCTATTTCTACGCAACCAGGTGCTATTGCAACGCAACAAGTTGTATCTGGAGTTTCTAAAGTTTTACAAAAACAAGGTTTAACAATAGATTATTCTAAGAATATAAATAAGGCAAAAAATTTAGTTACTGAATTACAGAATGAAACATTTAAAGCTGCTGGTCAAACTAAAGGTAGTAAAAATTCTGTTTTAATTAATAGTTTAAAAAAGAATATGAAAAGTGTTGACAAAATATCTGGCGATACAGAAGCTGTTATCGAATATGCTTTACATAAATTTAAAGATACAACTAATCCAAACTATAATAACGATAATATTAAATTTAGAAAATATTCTAAAACTGTATCTAAATTTGTAAATTGGTTACATAAAAATAAAAAGAAAACTTTAAAAGAAACTGAATATAATGATTTATATGAATATTTAATTGGAGAATTACAGTTATCAAAAAAAGGAAAAATAAAACAAGCTACACCAGATGATTTGTCTGCTTTTGCTACATTTTTTCAATATATAGATAAAAAATTTATGCCACGTGGCGCAGGTAGAGAAATAAGGGATGAAATAAGTTTTGCTGATATTAATGAATATATAACTGAACGTGTTATACAAGTTGATACTAAAGTATTAAAAAATGTAAATAAAAACATTGAAATTTTAAATAAAGAATTGTCTAAAGTTTTATCTGGAACTAATCTTGATAAAGCTAATGCATTGTCAACATTAATTAAATATGGAATAAGAGACCAAGAAATAGCTAGACTTACTAAAGATAATATTGGTTTAAGTAAAAAAGAAGGATATTATATTGATTTTGGTGTAGGTAAAAATGTACCTAAAATATTTAAAGACAAAACTTTTGCAAATGTAATTCCTATACCAGAAAATGTAGCTAAATTTTTATTAAAAATAAAAACATCTAGCGATACATCTCCAATATTTGGAAAAGGTTTAAAATTTAAAAATAAATCACTTTATTCACATATAGCATCTTCTATTTTTGGGAAAAGACCTGATGGTGCTAAATATGAATGGAATAATAATAGAACTTTATTAAGGTCTAAAGGTGTTATTGAAAAAGCTGACAAAGGTCAAATGAATGGCTATTTACGTCATGATAAAACTAGAATAGAAAAAATTTATGAAAAACTAAGTATTGATGAACAACTACAAATATATAAAAATTTACAAAAAGAATTAGGAATATCAGATGCTCCAGCAAAGTTTCAGCTTGAAGCAATTGGTAAACCTGCATCTGCTAAAGAGTTAGCTCCATGGCTTGATGCTCAAATAAAAAATAATCCTGGTTTAAAGCTTAGAAAATTAAAAGATGCTGATTTTGTAGGTAGATTTTATGAAGGTGTTATTGATGTTACTATGGGTAAAGCAAATAAGTTTACATTCTTCCATGAAAATGCACATAGATTAAAAGCAATGATAGATGCTAGTGGAAATAAAACTTTAAAAAATGTATGGAATCAGTCAGAAAAATTATTTAAAAAAGATGCTAAGGGAAGAAACATGGAAGAGTTTCTTGCTGATGAAATAGCTAAATATGGGTTAAGAAGACAGCAGGGTGGCAATATAAAACAAAAAATGGGCAGTTGGTTAAATAGATTATGGTCTAATATAAAATCAGTATTTTTTGGAAAATCTTCTTTAAATAAAAATGATGTAAGAAATATACTTGGTGAAAAAGTATTTAAAGGTTTCGCTTTTAATACAAGCGCAAAAGCTGGTAGTATTGCAAGATTTAAATATGAAACAACTGCAGAATTTTCTAAAGGATTAAAAAAACAATTTAATGATTCTTTGGCAGATAAATTAAAGCCTAATGAGAAAAAAGCTTTAGAAGAATATATTGCTACAACTTCAGGTATTGAAAATCCAGAATTATTTAAACTTGGAAGCTCTGGTGTTAGTGAAGCAGATTTAATTTTGTTTCAACAAAGAATGAGAGATATACCATTTTTAGAAATTAAAAGTACAGCTTCATTACAAGAGAAAGCTAAATTAATTAAAAATATTGAATTAAATGGTAACAAAGTATTTACTCCTACTCAAAGAGAAAATATTATGAAACTTTTGAACTTTGAAGGTAAAAGTATGTGGGGAGCTTCTGTTGAAAAATTAAAAGCTTATTCTGAAATTGTAAATACAACTCGTATGCCAGGACAAGAAAGAGTCTCAAGTATCGCTGAGTCAGCGACATCAGGAGAGCTTTCAAAGATTATGTCTGAAATGGATGGTCTAATAGGTGATATATCTAAAAAAACATTACCTGTCGGAGCTGTTATGAGAAAAATTGGTTTAAAAGATATTGCATCTAAATTAGAAAACCATATTTCTGTAGAATTAAATCACGTTGGACAATTCATATTATTTGAAGGTGTTGGTGAAAGACTTTTAGGTAAAGGAAGTTTCAGGAAAGCTAAAGAACATCTTTATTTAATGGATGCTGAAAGATATGTAGAAAGAAAAAATTTAGGTCTGTTAAGTAAGTCTGAACAAAAATTTATAGACAAAGCATTTAAGAGTGATTGGGTTATATCAAAGGATGGCAATCTTGTAAAAAATGAAAAATACAATGGCGCAAAATTTAAAAATGCTATAAATACTTCAACAAAAGAAGGTCAAGTAGTAGAAGGCTGGGTTAATTATACAAAATATGTTTTTGAAAATTTTAAACAAGCTTTAAAACAAAATTTAGGTGAAGCGGAATATTTAAATTGGAAACAAGAAAATCATATAAACTGGATTAGAGATAATATATATGTATCAAGGCTAGTTACAGATAAGTTTAAACAAACATTTCAAATAGACAGCAGAGCCTATGATAAACTTATAGAAAAGCAGACTGCTCCATTAGCTGAAAAATTAGCTAAGAAAAAATTTAAAACAGATAAACCTTCAGAAGAGCAAATTGGTTCTGTATGGGAAGATGCTGAAATGTATGTAAGAAGAGATATTGTAGATATGCTACAATTTAACAAAGGTAAACATAGCACAAAGTTTTTACAGAAAAGACATCAAAAGCTTCCTGAGTTTATTGAAATTGATGGCAAAAGAATACAAGTTTATGAAACAGCATATGAAGGTACTCTTAAAAAATATGCTTTAGGAATGTCTAAATTTATGGCAAACACAGAGATATTTCCAGACTTTGTACAAGTTAAAGGTTTAAACTTTCAGGGCCAAAGAGCGGCTATTGATAAATTAATTACTGCTAATAACAAATGGGGTAATTGGGCTTTAGATAGAGTAAATAGTCAATTAGGTTATTTAAGAGCGCCTGGAGATTATCATACTAAAGCTTCAACAGTGATGTCTGGCGCTGCGCAAATCTTAGCTAAGACAGCTTTATCTTTTCCGACTTCAGGTCTTAAAAATTTAATTCTTGGGCAAACAGCTACACTTTCAGCATTTAGAATTAGAGATTACTTTGCTGGTTTAGCTAAAGTTATGTCAAAAGAATTTAGAGATGAAGTTAAAGGAACAGGTGCAACAGAGATTGGTTTAAGACATATACAAGACATGAAATTTAAAACAGCAGATAAAGTTTTAAATAAGATATTTTGGTTTGGTGGTATGAAACCTACTGAAAATGCTAACAGATATATGTCAATAGCTGCTAGTAAAGTTCAACAAGATAGACTTGTAAGAATAATATCTAATAAAAATAATTCTGCTAAAAAAATACAAAGAGCTGAAAATAGATTAAAAGATTTTTATTCATTATCTAGTAATGAAATAAGTTTACTTAAAAAGTATGGTTTGAGTGGTGTAAGTGATATGACATTTAAATCTTCTTATGCAAAAGCTAAAGAAGGTAGAACTATGCAAAACATTTATAATAAAATGAATAGTATGGCTCACATAAAAACTCAAGGTGCTTCTTTATCTTTCTTTATGCCAGAATGGGCAGATGGTAAATTTTTGAGACCATTAACACTATTTAAAAGAATGGCTTATGCAGCTACAACTAATTCTATTAATAATTTTAAATTAGCTTATAAAAATAATGATATGGTAAAAATGGGTATGCTTATGGTAGGCCCATATATTACAGGAACATCTTTAATAGCTATCTATGACCACTTGTTTGACCAAAAGCCACCTACAGAAAACTCTGCAGCATTTTCTCATATGAAGTATGTTTATATGAGAGGTGAGTTTTTAGGTATTCTTTCTGATTTCTTAAAAATTTATGAAGGAGAATCTGCGCAACAAACATTATACCCAGCATTATATAATTATTTACAAGTGTCTGGAATGACTTTATTTAAATTATCAAAAGGTCAAATGAACTGGAGTCAAGCTGGTACAGAAATGTTAGATGCTACTTTTGGAGGCTATCGTGGCTATATGAAATTAATTGATGCTAGAGATAATAAATATTTTGTTAGCAGAAAAAGAGGTGATAAACTCTGGAATGCTTTTAAAGAAGAAGTTTTCCCAAATGATGATACTGATGGATTTGTAGGTGATGTAAGACTAACTCGTAGAAGTCCATATTATAAAGATTTCAAAAAAGTTTTTGAAAAAGGTACTGCAGAAGAATTAGCAAAACAATATATCATTACATTATACGCAGTAGCTTCTGACCTTTATACAACAGGGCTTACAACTGAAGGTACAGCTATAAAATATAGAACTCCTACAGAAGCTCTCAAAGAAGCTAGAAAACAATTAGATGCTGCTTTAACTAGATTCAATCCAAACAAAGGTAGTCTTATAAAAGCTTTAAAAACTAAAGACAAAAATGTAAAAGCTAAAAAATTAAGATACTTTTTAGAATGGAATAAATGGTTAAGCAAAGACCCTTCTAAAGCTCAAGAGTATAAGAAACTATTTAATTCACTTGAAGGAGCTTACAGGTATAAAATAAGGAAGCTGGAAGAACAATTAAGTAATCCAGAACTATTGAAAGACCCTGAAGTAAGAGAATCTGTATTAAAGTCTCTACGAGGTTTTAAATAATTCTTTTCTTGGTATCAATGCCATTTGGCTTTGATTAAAATCTCCACCCATAACAAGTTTTAGTTTGCCCTGTTTTTTTAAATCAATAATTAACTGCTTCAAATAATCAACACTAAAAATATATCCGCCTACAATTTTATTATTGTCTGATAATAAATGTATCCAAACATTAGAACCAGTTGTAGATATACCGCTAGGTCTTCCTTTGTATCTTATCTCTACTGCTAGATTGCCAGTAGTTTTCCATATATCTCTTTCTGTTTTGACCTCAATCATAGTGTTGCCATTCTGTAAGTCTTCTACAAACTTTTCACCCATCTGGCCAAACTCTAAATCAAGGTCAAACTTTTTCATATCCTCATACTTCAATGGTATCTCCTCTCCATTATCTTTTATTAATCTAAAACCTCCAAATTTATCATATAAATTAGCTAACTTTATCAAGACCATAACCTGCTATCATTATTGCATCAGCAGTTGCTAATGTTGGAGTACCCTTCCAATGATAAGCTGTAAAATTATTTTTGTTAATGTAAGATTTAGCTAATTGTTTTATATGATTTTTTCTTTCTTGTTTCTTCATAGCTTTCGGAACATCAAAATGTTTCATCCATGTAGTAGGAACTACATATTCTGGCTCTATTTCATTTGAAGCTATGATACCTTGCCACTGCCCATAGTTTTTCCCAAACGTAAATATCGAAGATTTACCATCGGTTGGTCTAGCCCAGACTTTTTCGATGAACAACGACACGTTCTTAGGAGACGTACTATGTAGCATGTGTTTGAGGATTTCCGACATGCGGAGTATGTTGTCTGGGCATTTTTCAGACCAAATTAAATTTTTGTGTATCATACATATTCCCCCAGATTTTCCTGGGTCTATCCCTATAATCATATCAGAATGGTAAGTCTTTTCCATAAATCTCCTTTGCATGTGGTATTGACCAGTTATCGTATATTGTACATATATCTCCATTGTAGTGAAGATTTATTTCAGCTGACTCTCCATATCTAACTTTACTTGCAATCAGTTTGATTTCATTTTTAGAATGCATAGCAGGGTCTACTTTGTAAGAGTAGAATACAAAAAATACATTTTCTGCTATCTGCTCTATGGCTCCAGACTCTGCTAAATCTGAAAGTTGTGGCCTCTTTGTTTCTCTGCTTCTTGCCTCAAGAGAACGATTCAACTGAGAAGCTAAAATTACTGCGCAGTTTGTCTCTTTTGCAAGCCATTTATAATCATTACAAAGAGCTTCAAGTTGTAATCTTCTTTCTGTATTTTTTGTGTTAGGTGAAACAAGCTGTATGTAATCATCTATAATCACATCTGGCTTAAATTTTTTAACTTCTGATGCTGTTTTACTTAAATTTCTTATGCTATCAAACATAATAAACTTATCTTCTGTGTATTTTTCTTGCACTATTTTAGATGCATTTTTTAAGTCATCAATAAAAGCTATATTAGTTTTATCAATAATACCTCTACGAACATCTCTGTATTTAAGGTTTGGATTCTCTATACATAAAAGCTTTTTAATCACCTCGCTGTTTGGTAGCTCTCTGTTAAAAACAGCTACTTTGTATCCACCTTTGATAAGACTAGAAAGTATATTTACAAGAAATGTTGTTTTACCATGACCTGGTCTACCACCTACGATTGTTATCTCACCTCTGGTGAGACCACCAGCAAGACCATCAATCTCTCTATATCCAGTCTTTATCATTTTAGTATTACCTGTTTTCATAGTGCTAATTGTTTCACGCATAGTTTTATCTATTGAGAATGTCTCTCCTGGCCTAACTCTTATAAGTTCACCCATAAGATTATATGCTTGATTAATTAAACCATAAACATCTTGCCCTTTATCAAGAGAATTGAATTTTATGCTTTCTGTTTCTTTAACAATTTTTCTTAAAAGATATTTTTCATACACGATTCTAGCATATGATGGTAACATAGCGCCAGTACCAGTATCTGTTGTAATTTCAAGTATGTATCCTAATGTTAAACCATGATTCATATCTTCGTTTGTTATACTTGCTGATAGTACAGCAATATCAATATGTTTATCAGATTTCACCATCTTAGTAATTTTCTTCCATAAAGTTTGTGCTTTACTTTGGTAAAAAACTTTTGGTTCTACTATAAACTCTGATACCTCTGTATACATTTTTGGTGAGGTAATAAGTCCCCCTAGAAGCACATTTTCAGTTGCTTCATCTTTTATGTCGTTCATCGTTACTCCTGTTCTTTTTTTATTCTTCTACTATTGTACTATTATATTCATCTACAATTCTATCTGAAGATATTTCTGCTATCTTATAAATAACTCCTACGTTGGTAGATATTTCATCAAGAGGTCTACCCTTTAAGTATATACCCCAGTTATTTTCGTTTAGAATTTTTTCTAGGACTTTTTTGTCTATCATCAGTTACCCCCTTTCCTAAAAGGTATTTTTCAAATTTTTTAGAATCTTTTTTGTAATCTAAATAGTGTATAAATATATTACTTAGATTTTCGCTTGTTATCTGTAGATGATTTAGACTCTGTATTATCCTGTCTATCACTTGAGCTACTTCCTTTATCGTTGGCTTTTTCTTCCTCATGCTCATCTTTTACCTCCTCTAGTATTTGATTCAAAATATCTTTTAACTTTCTTACGTCTTCTTTCAGTTTGATAATATTGTTTTCCATATCTATGGCTCTTCCCATTATTTTCTCCTTTTACTTTTTTGGTATGAGTACCAGTTTTGTTGTTTAGCTGTTTTAATTCTGTGACAATTTGCGCATAATATGACACACTTTTCAATCTCTTTTTCAATGGCTTCGATGGAGTAACCATGTGTAGCCATATTCGATACACTGTTTCTTTTCGTTTTCGGGTCAACATGGTCAAATTCGAGAACGATAGGATTGCTTTCACCGCAAGCAATACAAGGATTACTAAGCTTAAACTCATATATCAATTGTCTTCCATATTTTTTAAGTCGAGCTGTATTGTTTCTGGTCCTTCTTTTGTAGCTTGCCTTATTCGCTTTATAATGCGCTCTAGAATATTCTCTTGTGCATACTTTACACTTACCAGATTTAATTTTTTTTGTTTTGCTCCTCCAACTGAAAGAGCTGATACATTTTGTTTTTTTACAGGCACTACACTTCTTTTTCATTATCTTCTACCATTCCCCAAAGCAGGAAGCAGTATACAATAATATCTGTAATTCTACCTCTTACATCTTCCCTTTGTGAGCGGTGTCCATCAGCATAAGCACAAAGCCCATCAAGGTGTTTAATCATATAAGTAAGTAAAGCTTTTTCTCTTGTTGTTCCTGTAAATGATGCTACTCTTTCAAAATTTGCAAAAGCATTATCTAAATCTCTTGCATACTCATCTTGTCCAGCATCTCTAGTAAATTTGACTAACTCAATTATTTCATCAATAAGTTTTGCCATTTCTTTTCTAGACACGTTTTCTCCTGTCTCTATACTCATAAGCATTTAATTGATATTCATTACCAACCATCCTTGATAGTGGCCATCCATTTGGTAATTTATCTAACTCATTTCGTATCTTTTGAACTCTTTGCCAAGTTTTATTTTTCGACATCTTTATTCTCCTCTTATCCTTATAAATTTGCGGAAGACCTTGAAAGGTGGGAAAGAAAATAGTGAGTAGGGACTCTACAAAACCACCCATGCAACCTCACGATATACATTATCTTCCGCATATATTATCTGTTTATATGTCTGTATACACTTGCTTGTGATACACCTACTATTCTACTTATTCTTTTTGCTTTTAGGCCCATACTATACAAAGTGTTTATAAAAAACTTTCTAGGTGAACCTACACGAACATACTTTTTCTTAAAATGGGATTTCTTCATCTTTAGTTGTGCCTCCCTCCCATGTTTTGATATATTTAACTTCAAAAGGTGTTCGTTCTTGCCCTTCTTTTGTTTTATATGGTTTACCAGCATCTATTATAGCAATTGCGGGCTTTCCATTTATATCATCAGCTTTTAGCTGAGGAAGAACTTGAACCTCTACATCTTGACCGTTCATCTGTACAACTTTTCTTGGTATATCTTTACCTAGTGTCTCACAGAAACGTAGGTATCTATCGTTACCTTTTGAATTAGATACAAAGTCATCGCCTTCTTTTGGCTCTAAAAACCTAAAAACACCATTAGCCTTATAACTTCTACCTACATAATCTTTTCCGCTGTATTCGGTATCGTTATTACCTTTATATGTTTGTTCAGCAGTTTTAGCATCAATTACAAAATTGTAGTTATAAACTATAGCTTTGAAATTTTTACCATCTCTACTCCAGCCAACTTCTCTACAAGATGACTCTTGTAGGTGTCCATAAAATTCACCACGAACATTTGGTGCTGATTTAGGTTTATCTGTTTTTTTATCTTCTCCTGGAACGAAGAAGCTTTCTGTATCGTTTAACATTTCGTCAAACATTTTAGCAGTCTCACTCATTACTTATCTCCTTTTAGTTTATTTTTTAAAAAATTAAGACTTTTTTCATAGTTTGATTCATTAACCTTGCCAGACTTAATATTGTTTACGATAGTATCATACTCAGTATCACTGACAAGTTTTTTCTTTTTCAAATCATTTGCTAGTTTTGTTATTTCTTTTTCTTGTTTATCAGTTATATTGTTTGGTAAATCCTCACCAGCAAATAAAACTAAACCAAGTCCATGTAATGCAATAGCTTTAGCTAAACATCTTTGTATTGATGTGTTGATTTGAAATGTATTCGGATTATCAATAGGTTGATTCCTATTGTCTAATACTGGATGTATCTGTGTTCTTACTATATCTTCAATAGTTACACTAACTTTCACATAATATCCAGTTGTTGTTTGCATGTAAGGCATACCATCATACTCATGCACTTCCCATGTTGCAGTAGGAAACTCTTTTAACATTTCTCTTACAGCATGCGCCCATGACAAGTAATCAAATTTACCTTTCTTTTCAGCTAGTTTGGATACGTCAATATCCTTTAGTTTGTGAAATACACTCATTTCGTCTCCTTTTCTTTTTAGAATGGTGGATTACAAAAATCAAGAAACTTGCAGTATTTGCAATTCCAGTGTTCTACTGGGCTAAATCTCTCTCTAAACATTGGTAATCCACGTTTATGTTCATCATTTACGTTTGTCCAAAAGCTATGAGCTACCTTCAAATATTGCATAGGTACCTCTAAAGCTTTCATTCTTGAATTGTCTTTATTGTAGTAATAAAGCCACATACTATCAAGTCTTCCAAATTCTTTTTTAACCGCCAGACCATACGTTCCAAGCTGTGTAGCTTGATGGTCAGTAAGTTTAGGCTCTGGTTGCATTTTATTTCTATTACGACCAAACTTTAAAGTCCAAGAATAACTTGCCATTGTTTTAAAATCAATTAGATGTACACTACCATCATCTTTGTTTACAGCGACAAGGTCATAAAAACCACGAACATTAAACTCTGGTAATTGAATTTCTTTTTCAATATGATATTCAAAACTTTCTTTTTGTAAATTATATATTTCTTTTTCTTTACTATCTTTAGTATTACTATCTGTAGTATTACTATATATAGTAGTATCGGAAAGAGCATTTTGTAAATCATCATGCATAATTGTACCTAATCTCATAATCCTACAAGAGCGACTATTAGGTAGGTTTGTAGGTTCTGGTCTTTCAACAGATTCATAGTATAATTTTCTAGAACAAGTCATTGCTCCAGAAGCATGATAAAAATGTTCTTTACCTACATATCTTTCTTCTGAATTTTCTTTATTTTTCTTGTCAATGTAGTTGCCATAAATAGCTTCCATATCAACAGGACATTTTGCCTTTTTCAATGTATTCTCCTAATCTCTGGTTATATAACTTGTAATAAGTTCACTTAATGCTTTGTTCATTGACACACCATTTATTGCACATGTGCCTTTAAATTTTTTCCATAAATCAGAATCCATATTTGTTACGATTACGTTCTTCTTTTTTACTTCGGTATTATCATTGTTTCTCAATGTTTCATTCATGTTTTTCTTTGCTCCTTTTACATTATGTAGGGCAACATTTAATATTGCCCCACATATACTTGTATATTTTATTTATGCTTAATGCAATAAACAACATTTATTTTTCACTAAATGTGTTTAGTAACATTTCTATGAAAGCGATAAATACTATTATCAGTAAAATTGTTTCTATCATTTTACCTCCACTTTCTTTTTTGGTATCTCATGTTGTCCAAACACATTTAGAAATGTATCTAAAATATGCTCATCTGTGTAAGATTCCCAACCTGTATGTCCAAGTAGCATTATTTCATAAAGTTCCTTATATGATGCTGATTCAGCTTCTCTTTGTGCTAGCATGTGTTTCATTTGTGCATAATCTGGTTCTTTCATTATTCTTCCTCCAATCTGATAATTTCATTGTCATTTAATTTATCCATCTATCCTCCAATCATCTTTTGTAAGATAATAATATGCAATTGTAGATATGAATCCTATTGCTATGATAATTAAAATAGTTAATATACTCATTATACTTCTCTCCATTCTTTAGTTTGTGAAATCCAAATTCGTTTTATTTCTTTTTTGGGTTTCTTTTTTTCTTGTTGTTTTTTGTTATCCATGTACTCTTGTGCTTTTATCAAAGCCCACTCGATTTCTGATATGTGAAAACATTCATTGCAAGTGTCTGAATCTTTATCACATTCAGCTTTATGTTTCTCAATCCAATCCATTAGTCTAACCTCGCCTCTCCACTTAAAACCATAATATCGCCTACAAGAAGCATACCAAATTCTTCTGTAGCATCTTCATTTACGGGTTTACCTTTTAACATTCCTTCTTCATCTACTATTATTTGTTTTTTCCCGTCTTTTGACGGGATTATTTCTATGTATCCACCTACAAATTCTTGACATTTTTCTAATGTAGGTTTCTCATCTTTTTTATCAAGATATAAAGTTAAGTGTTCTGCGTTTTCGCTTGATAATAACATTCCCATTTATTTCTCCTTTTGTTTTTCTTTTATTATATGGTAAAATCTTTCACCATTATGTATTCTATTATATATTTCATCAAAGTCATTCTCATTTGTGGGATAATCACTCCAACTAAAGAATTGAAATAAATCATATTGTATAGTATCATTTTCACAATTTTCTGCTTCTTCCCATAAATCTATTTCATTCATTTATTTCTCCTTTTGTTTTTCTTTTTGTTTTGTTTTTACTTTTGATAAATCAATATTTTTATGATAGCCAAATAGTTTGTTTACATATTCAACCATCAAAAACTCTTCTTTTTTTCTTTTACTCATTTCTCCTCCTTGTCCCATTTTTCACATCTTGTTAATTGTTTGTTATATATTCTTTCATAGATAATTTCTGATAATCTTCTTCTATGTGTCCCATCTAAAGAAGCATACCAATCACCAAAGTTTTTTTGCATCATTTTAAATTTACCAATTGCATAATCTCCATAATCAGTTTCTTTGGTTCTGTTATGCATTTGTTCTATATATTCATCTCCCATCACATTAAATGCCCATCTACGAGTCTCGTACAATGTTTTTGCAATGATAGACGTAATCATATCTTTTTGTATTTCTTTTTCATATTCATTCATATTATTTGCCCCTTTCTACAATATCATATGTATCATATCCAACTATAACTTTAAATCCTTGTTGCTTTTTTCTTTCAAATAATTCACACACTTCATCATCATCATTAAAACCATTTGCAAATCTATGATTTATTCTATTTATTAATTGTCTATTAGTTAAGTGTTTAAATCTTCTTTTCATTTTATTCCTTTCTAAAAATTAACTACTATGAATGATTCTTCATTAATTGGTATTACTATTGTTTCGTTTTCTATGTCTTCAATTGATTCGTACTCTTTCCCATACTCATCTTGAAATATTTGCAGGCTTTCGTATTCTGTATATTCACAACACAGCCCAATCACATCAAGTTCTATCTCTTTGTCCATATCTGATTCTAAATCTTCCAAATAATCAAACAATGCTTGAAGCCCTTCATAAGAGAAATGATTATCTCTGTTGTATCTTTGGAATGCTCTTTCAAAATCATTAAAATTAATTGTTATTTTCATTCTTACACCTCACTTTCACAAATACATTCATCTGTTTCTTCTTCACAATCATCACAACATTCATATTCTTCTTCAACTACTTCTATTGTATCTCCTGTCCATGCCCATTCCCACATATATTCATTCCAACAATCAATATCCCCACAAATATATGTGCCACTTGCATATGCTTGTTGTATTTCTGTTGTATCAGGAGTTTCTCCACAATATGCACAAGCAAATTCATCTAAATCCATTCCCTCATGTCCTTCAACTACTTTTCTTTTCTTTAACATTTTTTTTCCTTTTTTATTGCGGTTTGTCTCATCAGTAATACAAATAACCACTTTGTACTATATACCCACAATTTATATTGTAGGTATTTCGACATTATTTTTCTTGGAATATTGATTCGTTTCTTATTGCACTAAATATCCATTTAGGTGGTACACAAGCCATTACATTTTTTTCATCTATTTTGTTATGTCTTTCTAAAGCCACCATTGCGGTAGCTACACCACATAAAAAGTCTATTTCACTTTTATTAGCACCTTTGCGTATTCTTTCCTTTAAGGTATCTTCTGCTTCATTTATGATACATTCTCTTAACTTTTTATTCATATTACTTCCCTTTCCTTTTATCATCTGAAATACTTTGTTGTAATGCTTTTAGAAATAACTCTTCAATTCTAATTGGGGCTACTATTTCGGGGCTGATATATACTTCACCTTTTTCTTTAGCATGCTTTAGGTTTTTAATCTCTTGTTCTTTTATTTTCTTATTCATATTAATATAAAAAAAACCCGTACAAATTAATGTACGGGCTTTAGTCCTTTCTTATTTAGTTATTTGTTGCTTCTTCTGCTTCTTCTGCTTCTTCTGCTTCTTGATATTGTGATTGCTCAAATTCTTCTTCTTCAGGTAATTTATCAAGCATTTCAGTTACTGAGCTTCTTAATTCATCAAGTTTATACTCAGCGTCTTGAGCATAATCATATGCGTTTCTTGCTTCGTCTTTAGCATAGTCCGCACTACCTTGTGCGTCTTGTACTTGGCTTGTTGCATCAAGTATATCATTTTTGATTTGCTCTAAGTCTCTTCTTGTAATAGTGTCATATGCTTTTTCTTTGTCTAAATCAGTTACTACTTTTACAAGGTTGTGTCTTTCAACATTTAATAAATCACATAATTCATCAATTAATTTACTATCATTTATTAGACCTTGAACGCATTCTCTTACAATTTTATTTTCCATGATTTTTTTTCCTTATTTTTTTATCTGTCAAGTTAATATTGCGTTGTTGCAATAATAAAATATAGATAAATATTGACTAATAAACAACATAAATTTATTTATGTAAATATATAAAAATGTATTATATTATATTATTGATTAATAAAAAATAATAAAGGAGTTAAAAATGTTTGAAGATGAATTTGGTAATTATTTATGTCACTATTGCGAAGAACCCGCAGAAATTGAAATAACAGGCATTAGTGACATGTATTTATGTTGTGATGCAGAATGTGCGAAATCATGTTTATATGATAATCTTGGTGAACAATCAATAGAATATTAATTGAAAACTTATAAAACAAGTCAAAGAAAAAAAAGGAGTATATAATGTTAGGGACACATAAAACAACAACAACAAGAACAAGTAACGGAGTATTAATTGTTACTTATCAAAATACCGCAGTTGTAGAAGTGCATAATAATCAGCACGTAATATTAAATAATGGTGGTTGGTATACACCTACAACAAAAAGAAGAATGAATCAAGCAAGCGACCAATACAGATTAAATTTCCATGTATATCAAAAGAATGGTGAATGGTTTGTTAAGACACCAACACAGACCGCACAATATACTAATGGAATAATAATCAATTTAAAAGATGGCACGACTTCTGCGGGAGTTAATCAATAGCACACTAGCCCACACAAAAACCCGCAAATAAGAAAGCCCCGCAATAATGGCGGGGCTTCTCTTTTTTCGTAAATGTTCATAAAAATTAGTAAATATTATAATATTTTATGGAATTTTCAACCTAATCGGCAAGGGTATGGGGACAATGCATGGGGGGGTACGTTGCATAAAAAACACTCACACACATTCTAATACTATTTTTCAAAGTTTACTATTTTTTTCTACTATATACTATTTGTTTATAGTTCCTTTGGTGAGATTTTGGATAGAGACCATCTATTCCCCTACACAGAAGTGCAGGAGGATAGTCTCATTGTTCAAGTTCCTTCGGAGCCGACTTACTTGATAGGACAATCGTTTCTGTTACTGGCTCAATTGTCTTCGACTTGCCTTTGGCTATGTAACTCATTCCCCTTCTAGTAGCCAATTTGTAGTTGCTGTATCCTAGAAGTGTTTAACCAACCAATACAGCATAGTAATGTTAAAAAAAATAAATTAGTAATGCAATAAATATTTATTGAATGTATATTATTTTATGGAAATCAAAACTATAAAAAGCATAGAACACAGATTATATGATAATTATAATGAGTTTAAAGCTTTTGAGGGTGATTTACCAGTAAGACAGGATTGGCGCAAGGCCAATGTCAATGATTGGACATATACAGATGACAAGCATATTGTTCAAATCTTAAAAGTTTTTTACATAACTAACCCATCTAACGATAAAAAAAAGAAATGTGTACGTACAGTGTGCGGAAGTTTTGTTTGTAATCAGAAAAATCGCAAAATGTTAGGCGAAAATGGTGTTGCGCAAAACATTTACACGTTTTCTGGTAGTTATGACACGATAAAAGAAGTTCGTTCTAAGAAAACTTCGTCTAAAAAGCTGTTATTTGCAAAATATGTAGCTTCTGGCATGCAAATGGAAGATGCTTATAAGATTGTATATCCAAATGCAAACAAAGAGCGATATATTCGTAATGCGGCTAACAAATTATTACAACAAAAAAAGGTAATGGAAATGGTAAAAGAAGAAATTGCACTAATTTTAAAAGAAGAAGGTGTAACTCCTGAGTATATTATTCAAAAATACAAAGATATTGCTGATGTTTCAGAAAGAGACCAAGATAGGCTTAGAAGTCTAGATGCTTTAGCTAAAATGTCAGGATTATTTGAAACAGAAAAGAAAAAAGAAGAATTAACTGTATGGGCTGGATTTACACCTGAACAACTGGAGGCTGTTAAAAATGGACAAACAAAGTTACTTGCACATAAAGAAAAAGAGTGATATAAAAGCTCAAGATGATTTGTGTAAAGTATGCGAATCAAATCTGTATCATGATGAAAATGTAAGCAAAAGAATAGGCATTATTGAAAAAAATGGCGATATTGACTCATGGAAATGCCCTCACTGCAAATCAGAGTTTGATTTAGATGATAATATTTTGTATATTTATGGAAGCGAAACAGAAGGCGGAAATGCTTAAAAAAGGTTGAATCATGGATAAAATGTACAAAAATGTTCCAGTTCGGGATGCAAGAGATAGAAATAATCTTAATTTTAAAAAAGGTGGTAAAACACCAGCTTGGCAAAGAAGCGAAGGCAAAGACCCAGAGGGTGGTTTAAATAAAAAAGGTGTAGCATCTTATAGAGCAGCTAATCCTGGTAGCAAACTACAAACAGCTGTAACTACTAAACCTTCAAAATTAAAAAAAGGTAGTAAAGATGCTAAAAGACGTAAATCATTTTGTTCTAGAATGAAAGGTATGAAAAAGAAACTTACAAGTGCAAAAACAGCTAATGACCCTAATAGTAGAATAAATAAAGCATTACGTAAATGGAATTGTTAATATGATAGATAAAAAAATATCAATAGGCTCACTTATAACAATAGGAACTATTATTGTTAGTGCTGGTATTGCATATGGTGTAAGTTCAAATAAAATTGAAAATGTAGAAGAAAAAACTCAAAACAATGTAAAAAGTATAAAGAAAAATACTGAAGATATTACAAATTTAAAAATTGGTGTAGCTAAAATAGAAACCCAATTAGATAATAGATTTGATAGATTGGAAGAAATACTTATGGATTTAGAATAATGAAAGTGGATTTAGAATAATGAAAGTAAAAGGAATAGATTTATCTGGTTTAACTAAAAACCAAAAAAATGCGATGAAACGTCATTCTGTTCATCATACTGGCAATCATTTAAAAACTATGGTAAATGCAATGAAAAAGGGTGCAACATTTAAACAGTCACATAAAAAAGCTATGAAAGACGTTGGTAAATGATAACCATAAATAATATAATTTTGAATACAGTAGCTAAAAAATTAATAGAAAAATTCAAATTAGACAAAATTAAAGATTATGTGTTTGATGATAATGAATTAGATAAACAAATGAAAGATGTTAAAGCTAGGCTTGAGTCTTTAGAAAAAATGGCTCATCCACCTAAAAATTTTAAATGTAACTATGATAAGGAAAAATAATGCCAAGATTTGGAAGTAGGTCAAGAAAAAACCTTGCAACATGTCATGAAGACTTGCAAGACTTATTTAATGAAGTAATCAAGCATGTTGATTGCAGTGTAATAGAAGGACATAGAAGTGGTGAAAGACAAAATAAATTATTTGAAGATGGTAAAACAAAACTTAAATTCCCCTATGGTCGTCATAATGCTAATCCAAGTAGGGCTGTTGACGTGGTGCCTTATCCTATTGACTGGGATGATAGAGAGCGGTTTCATTTATTCGCTGGTTTTGTGCTTGGCATTGCTCAGTCTATGGAGATAAATATTCGTTGGGGCGGTGATTGGAATAAAAACTTTGAAGTAGATGATAATAATTTTGATGATTTTCCTCATTTTGAGCTTATGAAAGATTTTTAATATAATGACATCTACTGAACAATTAAAAAATATTGCATCATATGTTATTGACAAAGATAAAATAGATAATATTGAAAAATTAGCAACAGATGTTGAAAAATTTTTTTTAAAAGATTTCTCTACAAGATTTCCTGATGTAAAACTAACAGATACAGATAAAGATGCTTTAACACATTTTTATGGACAAACATTGTCACAGCAGCAAGAAGGAACATTTCCTACAATACTTGCAGGATTATTTAATGAACTTAGAGGCGCACGAAGAGGTTATACAGCAAAAAGTATTATGGCTGACTTAATAAATAATATGAGTGCTGTATTACCAGATTTTGGAGAACAACAACAAGAAAAATATGGTAATGTTCTTTCTAACTTAATTCAAAATCCAGATGCTAAAGTTTCAAATGAGTTATTGCAAGAAATTGTAGATTATGGTTTAGATTACACAGTTGACCCTCCTGCAAAACAAACATACGATAATTAATGGCAAATTTAAATCTTAATGGTAATGTAAGTAAGAATGAAGAAACACTTCATTTAGCTTACAATGATTTAATTACATTTGGTAAATTATTTAGTCCTCAAGATTTTTTAGCATCAGCAACACCACATTTTCATAATCAAGTAGGTGAATTATTTTTAAATTCAAATAAACAGCAATTAGCTTTAGTATTACCTCGTGACCATGCTAAATCTACTTTAGCAGCTGCTGCTGTAATGCATAAATTTTTATTTGCATCAAAAGATGAGCCACAGTTTATAGCTTGGGTTGGTGAAGCACAAGACCAAGCCATAGATAATATATCATGGATTCAAAATCATATATACAGCAACCCAGCTATACATTATTATTTTGGCGACCTTGAAGGTGATAAATGGACCAAAACAGAGTTTACATTGAAAAATGGTTGTAGAATGATTGGTAAAGGTGCTTCACAAAGATTACGTGGTAAAAAACAAAATTCAACAAGATATACTGGAATTATACTTGATGACTTTGAATCAGAGCTAAATACTAAAACACCAGATTCAAGAAGACAAATCAAAGAATGGGTTACTGCTGCAGTATATCCAGCTATTGATTTTGATAAAAAAGGTTTTTTGTGGTGTAATGGAACTATCGTACATTATGATAGTTTTTTAAATGGCCTTGTAACAAAACATCAAGAATGTTTAAAAACAGGTGAAGAATTTGCCTGGGAAGTATTTACAAGAAAAGCAATAGAAGATGGGCAACCAATATGGCCTAGTCGTTGGCCAATAAAAAAATTAGAAGAACGTAAACAATTTTACATTGATTCTGGTACTCCTGCTAAATTTTATCAAGAGTATATGAATCAAGCTAAATCACCAGAAGACCAAGTATTTAGTGAAGAGGATATTAATAATGCGCAATATAAAGGTTTTGCTAGATTTGACCAAGAATATGATTCATGGTATATTAAGCTTGACGATGGTAGAAAAGAGTATATCAATATTTATATCGGTGTCGACCCTGCTTCTACAGTTGGCAGTAGGAATGACTATAGTGTTATTATGGTTATCGGTGTTACCGATACTTATGATTATTATGTTATTGAATACTGGAGACAAAGAGTTTTACCAATGGAGTGTGCCGACAAGATTTTTGAAATTACAAAACAGTATAGTCCAATCAGAAGAATCAACATCGAAACAATCGCATACCAAGAAATGTTAAGAGACTATGTTATGAAACGAAGCAAATCGGAAGGTTTGTTTCTACCTGGCATAGAAAAAGGAATTAAAAACTATAACCAAAAAAAGAAGGATAGGTTATTTGAAGGCTTGCAACCAATGTTCAAAGCAGGTGCTGTTCATATTAAAAAAGAAATGCATGAATTTATTGGAGAGTTGTTAGATTTTCCAAAAGGTAGTCATGATGATACAATTGATGCATTTTGGCTTGCAACACAATATGCAAAAGGACAGCCAAAACGTACGAAAAAAAGAAAAAATAAACGAGGTGTATGGGCAAAGCCCAAAAAAGCATATAATTGGTTGACAGGAGCAAGAAAATAAACTTATATTATAGACTATGATAAAAGAAGATTTAAGAGTAACAGAAATAAGAGAATTGTTTGATAGATGGCGAGATGCTAGAAAAGATTGGGATGTTGCCGCTAGAGAAGATATTGATTTTTATTTAGGCAATCATTTTAATGCATCAGAGCTAGAAGAGTTAGAATCAAGAAATCAATCTTCTATGCCTATGGATAGGTTGTATGCTGCTATTGAACAATTTAAAGCAATTGTTACATCTAAAAAACCTAAATTTAGTGCTATTGGTAGAGAAGACTCTGATAATAAATTAGCTAATGTATGGAAAACAATATTAGAATATACATGGGATAAGTCTGATGGTGATGAAGTATTCAAACAAGTTGTTCATGATTATGCTACTACAGGTTTAGGTTATTTTTATGCATATTTAGATAGAGATGCAGATTTTGGTCGTGGCGAAGTTAAGTTTACATATGTTGACCCATTCAGAGTTTATGTTGACCCAAATTCAAGACATAAATATTTTGATGATGCAGCTGGTATTATTGTTTCTACTATATTAACTAAACAACAGTTAATTGATTTATATCCACAGTTAAGTCAACCTGTAGAAGAAGGTTCTAATAAATTATTAATTGATGAAATTGAATTATTTAACACAGAGGAGGATTATCCTGATGCGACTAATAAAACTACTATGCAAAGTTTTACACCAGATAATACAAAAGATAAAGACTATAATATCGATAAGTATAGATTACTTGAACATTATAAGAAAGTAAGAGTTCCATATTATAGAGTTTTAGATGCAAGAACTGGTGATGAAAGAATTATGACTCAAGAGCAGTTTCTTGCAATGGCGGAAGATAAAGATTTTACTACGGCTATAGAAAACAAAAGTATTGATTTTGTAGAAGTAACACAGCCAAGAGTTAAATTAACATGTACAGTTGGGCAAATTGTATTATATGAAATGGTATGTGATACAGATAAATATCCAATTGTTCCTGTTCCAAACATTTGGACTAATACACCATATCCTATGAGTGATGTTAGAAAAAATAAAGCATTCCAAAGATTTTTAAATAAGACTATATCTCTTATTACTTCACATGCACAAGCTTCAGCTGGACTAAAATTATTAGTTCCTCAAGGAAGTGTTCATGATATTGAAGAATTAGAAAGAGATTGGGCAAATCCAAATGCTACAATAGAATATGACCCATCATTTGGAGAGCCACACTTCCCATCACCTCAACCATTATCTGGTAGTATTTTATCATTACCAAAAATGATTGAAGGTTATATTGATTTAAATATAGGTATATTTGAAATGATGCAAGGTAATACTGATGCAGCACCTCGTACTTATTCAGCTACTATGATGATGGAAAATGTTGGTCAAAGACGTTCACAATCTAAATTAAGAGATATAGAAGGGTCTATGAAAAGATTAGGTCAAGTCATATATAATATGGCTAGACAACATTACAGATTTAAAAAGACATTTAGAATTGTGCAAGCTAATAATGATATTAATGAATTTACAGTAAATTCTAGATTGTATGATGATAAAACACAAGAATTAATAAAAATTGAAAACGATATAACTGTTGGACAATTTGATATTCGTATTTTAGGCGGGTCTACACTACCATCTAATAAATATGGAGAGTTCCAACTTTATATGGAAGCATATCAAGCTGGTCTTATAGATAGAACTGAAGCTCTTAAAAAGACAGAAATATTTGACAAACAAGGAGTATTGCAAAGAACAAATGAAATTAGTAAATTATCTAATATGTTACAGCAAGCTCAACAACAAATTAAAAAGCTTGGTGGAGACTTACAAACTGCAGAAAGAGAAGCAGTTTCATCTCGTAAGAGAACAGAAGTCGAAAAATTTAAAAGTCAACTTGCAGAGCAGAAATACGAGAGCAAAGCACAAACAAGGTTGGCTACAAGTCGGTTACAAGATGCAGTTAAACTTGAATCTGAGAGATTACAACAAGACGTTGATAGTTAAACTCAACTAAAATTCAAGAGATTGCAGGAAGGATACAACTAATGGATAACGCATATGAAGAAGGACATCATGAAGGTGAAACCTCTGAAAATGTAGGGCAAGACGAAAATGTCGAAACGCAAGAGAGTTCTGAAAACTGGGAAGAGCAAGCAAAATATTTTCAAAGTGAAAAGGATAAACTCGCAGCGGAAAACTCTAAACTAAAGCAATATGAAAAAATTGGTCAATTATTGGAATCTCGACCTGATATTACTAATGCTGTTGCCAGCATGGTACAAGGCGGAGGTCAACCACAAGCACCTGAAAGAGTTGTTTTAGAAAAAGATGAATTTGACCCATGGGAAGCCTATAATGACCCACAGTCTAAATCGTACAAGTTCAGACAGCAAGAACTACAAGACAGTATTAATGGAGCTGTTAATCAACAAATGCAAGGTTTACAAAAAAGCCAAGGTGAAATGCAATTAAAGACCGAACTACAACAAAGAGGCTTAAGCCCACAAGAAGTAGACTCTTTTATGAATTTTGCGGCACAAAACCCTGCTGAATATGGTGTTGATGGCGCTATTAAAATGTGGAGAGCAATTGCTAATTCTGAAGCTAGTCAAGAAACAATGAATAACTCACTTGATGAAGTTCGTCAAACACAAGGAACACCTGCACAAGGAGGTGTATTACAAGGGCAAGCCCCTCAAACTCCTAAAAATGACGATGAAGAAATGTGGGATAGAGTTTTAAATGCTAGCAGTCGTGCGAATGTATTGTAAATAATATTAAAATGGTAAAGGAGAAAAAATGCCAACGTTTAATCAAGGGCAAGTAAATTTTGGGACTCCTGGAGGCAATACTACAGATAGTGCTAGTTTAAGTACTAGAAGACTGTATGATTTTAGCGATAGAATCGCAGATTTGGCACCAGACGAGTCACCATTTTTTGTATACTTGTCAAAAGTAGGAAAAGTACCTACAACTGATTCACAGTTTAGGTTTTTAGAAGATAGAACAAAAGTTCACATGACAGACCGTAGCTTTTTAATTAAAGGTGGTCAAACATTAGCTGCTGCAGGTAGTAACACAACTTTATTAGTTGATACTTCAGGTGGTGCTAGTGTAGACTTTTTAATTAAAGGTATGGTTGTACAGTTTGCACAAAATGTAAATAAAGGTGGTGGTGCAGATACAGAAGCTATTACACAAGCAATGGGTAGAATTGAATCTGTTTCTCATGGCTCATCTGATACATCAATTGTTGTAAAAACAGTTGAAGCTTCTAGCGGAAGCACAACAACATTAGATGATAATGGTGAAGCTGTTATTATTGGTACATCATATGAGCAAGGTTCTGGCGCACCAGACGTATTTTCACAAAAGTTAGATGATGGATTTGGTTATACTCAAATCTTTAAAACAGCTTGTGAAATGTCTAACACAGCTAGAGCTACTGTATACAGAGGGTATGCTGATGAATGGGATAGAATATGGAATCTTAAATTAAGAGAACATAAAATTGACATTGAAAGAGCAATGCTTTTTGGTATGAAAGGTAGCAGAAGTGGTATTCAATATACTGATGGTATAGTTGGTCACATTATTAAAAATGGTGGAACTCCAGAAGATGGTGCTATTGGTGATTATGCTGAATCTACACCATATTTAGCTACATATGCTGCATCTGAATTAACATTCGATGGTTTATTAACAGCATTTCAAACAATGTATGACCCAGCTAGAGGTGGTTCTGATAAAAAACTTTGTTTAGTATCAAGACCAGTTATGGCACACTTCAATAAGTTAAATGGTGGATTTGTTTCTTCCTCTTTAACTGATGGAGATACAAGATATAACTTCCCATCTAGCAAAGGTTCATTTGGACATACAGTGTTATCAGTTGATACTGTTTTTGGTTCAGCATCTATGGTAGCAGAGCCATTATTTAGAAATAATGCTTCTGGTCATATGGCTTTTGTTGATTTAGACCAAGTAGCTTATAGACCACTTGTTGGTAATGGTTTAAATAGAGATACATCAATCACAACTAACGTGCAACAAGCAGATGAAGATTTACGTAAAGATATGATTCTAACAGAAGCAGGTCTTGAAGTAACTCTACCAGAAACTCATGCACTTATTAACTTGGAGGGTGTGTAAAATGAGAAGTGATTATTTAAATGAAAACAGTAACTTTACAGGTTCTCACAAATTAAAAGTAAAAGAACTTTTAGCAGCATCTTCATTAGAAGATTCTGATTCTGGTTCTATTTTTCTTTTAAATTCAGCTACAGAGTTTGCAACAACTCTACCAGCAGTTGCTGATGCAGGTGCAGGTTGGTACTGTAAATTTGTAGTTAAAGCTGCTCCATCGAGCGCATCATATACTATTGTAGAAAAAGCAGCATCTGATACTGATGTTATTATATGTAATGGTATTAATGAGCTTGAAGTAGATACAAGTGATGATGGAGTTTTTAGCGCTGGATGTACAACAATTACTTTTGTAGATGGTGTTGCCATCAAAGGTGATTTTATTGACGTTTGGTGTGATGGCTCTAACTATTATGTTTCAGGACAAACTAAAGCTGATGGTGGAATAACCGCTACATAAACCAAATAAATAAGGTTAAATAGTTTTGTAGAACTATGGGGTAAATCGTATAAAGGGTTTACCCCGAATCTACTTAAAAATTTTAACAATTAACAAGCCCATTCACGCACAGCCAGTGCTTAGGGTAGGAGGTAAACATGGCAAAAACTTTGTACAAATATTCAGTCGTTGAAGCACAAAATGCTTCATTAGGACAAGCAGGGTTAATATTAATAGATGATACAAATGAACATACAGGTCCATTTGTTGCTATACAAGCATTAGAAGATTCTGTAGTTGATGTATCTGAATGCGACATGTCTTTTATTGAAGATGTTGTTGATTTTACAATACCAGCAGGAATGACTATTTATGGTAATTTTGCATCTATCGAATTAGATAGTGGCAAAGTATTAGCATATCATGGGTAATGTAAATTATGGCATTAGGATTATCTAGTAATATAAATAAAATAAGTGAGGGTTATCCTCAATACAGAACAAAAACATCTTGTACTTTTACAGCATCAGATAGTGATAAAATTGAAGTTGCTAATCATGCTGATTTACAAGTCAATAGTTCAGATTTTTCTGTTTCTGGATGGGTAAAAGCCACAGTCGATGCTTCAAGCACTGATACTGAAAGTGGATATGCTATTATGCAAGCAGGATTATTTGGAACATCTGGTAATGGTAATGGTAGAGGTTTTTATGTATTTTATTATGATGGTGGTGGTGACCATGAGAAATTTCAATTTTTTACAAATAATTCAAGTTCAAACTCAACTAATATAACAGGTGATGATGTATCACATAATCAATGGTATCATGTTGTAGCTACATATGACACTAGTTCAACAACTGGAAGATTATATGTTAATGGTTCTGAAGTATCTGCTGGAGCTAACACAAGTATGGCTGCCCCAGAACAATATACAGGCACTATTTCTATTGGAGGTTCTAGCACAAATTTTATTAATGCTAAACAATCTGAAATTGTTTTTTGGAAAGGAGTTGTATTATCTCCTGCACAAATTACCGCATTATATAATAATGGTAGACCTAGACATGGACTTGCTTGCGAAAGAAGTTCTGTAAAAGGTTGGTGGAAACTAAATTCAGATGATGATACAGGTTCTGGAAATGTAATTGACTCTAGTGGTAATGGTAGAAATGGAACATCATCAGGATTAGCTAGTAGCGATTTTGATACAACAGATGTGCCAGGAGGTTAATAATGTCTAAAAAAAGTACAGTAAATAAAGCAGGTAATTATACTAAACCTACTATGAGAAAAAATCTGTTTAATAGAATTAAATCTGGCAGTAAAGGTGGACCTGCAGGTGTATGGTCAGCTAGAAAAGCTCAAATGTTAGCAAAGCAATATAAAGCAAAAGGTGGTGGTTATAAAAAAGATGGTGGTAAAGTTATAGAATATAAAATTGGCGGTAAAACTAAATCACAAAAATCTTTAGACCAATGGACAGCAGAAGAATGGGATAATGTTTCTGGTAAAAAAGGAGATAGATATTTACCTAAAAAAGTTAGAGAAAATATGAGTCCTGGTCAAAAAGCTGCTGAAAATAAAAAGAAGAGACAAGCTACTTCAAAAGGTAAAGTAAAAGCTAAATATTCTGATAGTTTAAAAAAAATTATGAAAAATAAAAATGTTTATTATAAAGGTGGCAAAATGAATGGTCCATCTCATGAAAAAGGTGGCATAGATATTGAAGTTGAAGGTGGAGAAATAGTTATAAATAAAACTGTTAATAATGCTGCTGGGAAACATGAAAAAAATTTATTAAATTTAAACAAGAACCCTGATGATTATGTTATAGTTAAAAAAGATTCTATTAGCTATGATTGGCCATCACAAGACGCAAGAAAGCGAGGAAAATAACATGCCAAAAGGAAAAGGCACTTATGGAAGTCAAGTTGGGAGGCCCTCTAAAAAACAATCAAATAAATATATGGGCGGTGGAATGACAGACCAATTTACTCCAATACCAGTTAATGATGCTATGAATAGAAATACTAATATGAGTATGGATGAATACATGGGCGGTGGAAAAACACAAATTAACCCTATGGGATATAGAGAGGGTGGAGAAGTTGAAATGCCAATGTATAAAGAAGGTGGTAAAACACAAAATTTAACTGAAGAAGATATACAGTTTATGAAAGATGCTATAGCAAATAAAAAAAATATTTTATCATCACAAGGTCTTAAAGTAGCTAAAAAAGCTATGAAAGAAATCAATAAAAAGTCTTCAGATAAAAAAGTAGCTAAACCTAAAGCTAAAGCTAAACCTAAATATGGTAAAGCTGCAAAGTCTCAACAAGAAAAAGATATTAAAAGATATACAGCTGGAAAAGGTAAAGCAACTGTTAAAAGTAAAGGCGCTCAGTATTCAACTAAAGGAACTTCTGAAGTAGTAAAAGAAGGTAAAAAATATAAAAGAAAACTTAAAATGAAACATGGTGGCAAAACACATAAAGCTGTAAATGCTGCTAAAAATCCTGGATTAGCTAAATTACCTGAAGATGTTAGAAATAAAATGGGATATATGCAGAGAGGCGGTAAAGCTGAAAAAGATGATGAAGCAACTGCAAAGTCTATGAGAAAAACATCTATATATATGGCTGGACCTAAAGAAAAAGGACCTGCAGGTGGTGTTGTTAAAGGTGTAAGAAGAAATAAAAGAACCATAGGCAAGAAAAAAAGAGAGACTATGAAAAGCAAAGCCGCTAAAATGAACTTAAAAGAGATTAAAGAATCTAGAAGTAAAAGAGTTCGTACTGTTAAAAAATATGAAACAGGTCAAGGGCCAACATATAAAGGTGGTAAAGGTTTTAAACCTAGAAAACGTAAAAAATATGCTATGGGTGGCCGAGCAGCAGGTAATAGAGTTATGACTGAAAATGCAATGGGTCAAATTGAAGGAAAGGTATATAAAAAATAATGGCTATATTTATATATTGTGAAGACTGTAATAAAACAGTAAAACCAAATACTTGTAAACATAAAAAACGTTTTAATAATAGCTCTGATAGTATAAGTAAATATATTAACATGAGAAAAACTTGGAGTGGACAAACTCAAGTAGAGTTTAATCAAACTACCATAGAACAAGATATAGCAGCAAGGAATAGATAGTGGCAAATTTTGATGCACAGATACAAGATTTAGTAGGTTCTGCAATGCAAGACCAAAATGCTATGGATACATTTATGTCTGATGGATTAAAACAATTGTATAGTATACTTCCACCAAGTAAATTAGTAGAATGTATTACTCATACAGAATTAAGTAATTCTCCATCTACATTAGATATAGATACTGCTACAATAGGTCCTATTATATCTGTAACAAGAAAAGATAAACATGGCATTAATCAAATATGTAGACAAGTATCAGCTGATATGGCATCAAGAATTACAGATGTTAACGATTTATTTCATTCTACTGAAACTGACCCAGTTTATTTTATTAAAAATGCAGTCTTAAATGTTTTTCCAGAACCAACTGCTACTCAAACAGCTGAAGTTTTATATTTACCTTTAACTAGTATAGATGCTTCTGCAACAGATAGTATTGATAATTTATCTAATAATCTTACTTATATTGTAGTATTATATGCTTCTATTAAATCAGCTGAACGATTAATGGCTGAAGAAGAAGATATTGAATTATACAGTCCTATTATTACATCATTAAAACAAGATTATGCCCAAGCTTTACAAACTTTAGGTGTAGAAAGACGAAGGGTAAATACTAATGAAAGTTAAAGATATTATACAGCAAATTGAATATACTATGGGTAGACAACCTGAAAAATATATGTTACAACTTATAAATGATGCTTTAATGGATGCATCAAGTAAAATCCAACATCATAAATCAGAAAAAATACAAAATTTAAATTCAAAACAAAGATGGTATAAATTAGATGATTCTGTTATAGATGTTACTAGGGTCGAAATTTTAGATAATAACAATAGATATGTGATGGTACCAAAATTAGCGGACCCACATAAATTATTAAAAGATGATACAGATGAAACATCTGATTCATTAACATAGGAGAAAACATGGCAAGTACAGTAACAGCCTCAACAATGACAGTAACTATAACTGAGTCAATAACACTAAATGGCAAAAATCAAGGTGGTACACAAACTTTTAATATTTCAAGTATTTCTGATATATTTCAAAGGATAGTTAGTTGTACAGCAAGTCAAACTACTACAATAGCAAGTTTTAATGCAGATGTACATGGTGCTGCTGGTGCTATTGATATTGAAAATAGCAAATATATAAGAATTACAAATTTAGATGACAGTAATTCTATAGAACTAGCTATAGTAGGAGCAGCAACACTTTATCAGGTAAAATTAGCTGCAGGTGAAAGCCATATACTTGGAAGTGCTGATGATTTAATGTTAGCAGAAGCAGACACAAGTCCAAGTTTTGGAACAATGGCTGATTTAGGAAGCATACAGGTTAATCCTGGTGGTAATGCTGTTGATGTTCAAATATTTATCGCATCAACATAGGAGATTAAATGGCTACAGATAAAAGAAGTTTTCCAAATAGTTATTTTGCATGGTATAATGACGATGATAGATTAGCAATTGTATGCCAGAGTTCTGGTGGTTCATATTGCTCATTAAGTGGATATGATAATAAATCAGATTGTGAAACAGCTGGAGGAACATGGGTTGTTTCTGGACAAGTAACTACTGATAAATATGATACATATACAGGAAGTAGTGTAACAGGTGGACTACGAATACATACTCATTCTAAATATGGGACCGTTTCACAAATAACTGATGATTTAAAATCAGATAGTGGGCTTGATACTTCATTACATCCTTCTATAATTGATTATATAAAATCAAGATTATTAGAAGATGCAGGTGATTTACAAAGAGCATCTTATTACAAAGTAAAATATGAAAAAATTATCAAACAATATCCACATAGAAAAAGTGGTATTCGTGCTTTAGCAGTTCCAAGGTTATAAAATGGATGTAATAGAAGTATTAGAACAGTTTGGTGTACCAGTAGCTATGACAATAGCTTTTGGATATTTTATTTGGAAACAAAATAATTGGATACAAGAAGATTTAAAAAAAGATTTAGATGAAGCTAATGATAGATTTGAAGGTATTGTAATAAAACTTATTGACTCTCAAAAGCAAATGCAATTAGAGCAAAAAGATATTAAAGCTAGCTATAGAGCTATTGTTGAAATACTTGCTGCACTAAGCGGTAATGGGCTTAAAGAGAGATTTTTAAAAAACAGAGAACATGAAAGACATTAATAACAAGGAGCAATAAAATGGTTGATTTAATTATAGCACACTTAAAAAGTCGTAAAGACGAAATAATTGAGGCATTAAATAAAAAAGTTAACATACCTTTAATATCAGAAGCAAAAGAAGAACAAATATTTTCTTCTTTGTTTGATGGTTTTATGGAAGTATTAGAAGGTGTTTTAAATAAAAAAGGTAAATAATTTTGCCTAAACAAGTATTACAAATCAAATCTTTTGAAGGTGGAATTAATAAACGTAATGACCCTAGGGATATTAAAGACAATCAACAATCAGAAGCAAAAAATGTTGATGTCTCTAATCTTGGCAAAATTGTTATGCCAGGTGAAGGTAAATCTACATTAAATGTTGTCAATTCTTTAGGAGAGTTTGTTAGTCCAACAAATGATATTTCAAGTCAACAGTTATTTGAAAATAATGTGCCAATATCTGATGGGTATGGCATTTTTTCTTTTGTACATGATTTTAATAATGAAGATACACCTCAAGAAATAAACACAGAATTTATATGTATTAATGATGGTGCGGATATAAAAGCATGGCCAGACAACTCTTACCCTAACATTTTTAGTTCTACATTTAAAAAAATAATTTCTCTTGGAACTGTACATAGTACGTCATCTTTATCTCAAAGTTCAGATATTGAAGATGATAAAAGAGTAAAACCTATTTTTTATAAAGCAGATAATGGGCTGCGTGTATGCGATGCTAATTTTAGTGAAGAAGTTGTTGAAAAAGCTATGGTTGGGGGAATAAATTTAACAAAAACTCAAACTAATTTAACAACAGATACAGGATTATTTAACTCTTCAGATGTTGGTAATTATATTAAAATTGATAGTGAAGTTGTTAGAATAACTGCTTTTAGTGGTACTACTGGTTCAGGTGGTAATGATGTTTTAACTATTGAAAGAGCTAGGTTTGGAACTGTAGCTGAAGCTCATGATGCTGATAGTGGCAACAAAAATATAATAAAAATTAATGTTCCTAAAATATTTACTCATATTAATAGACCTATGCTTAGAAAAGCAGAAGGTAGTGCTAATGTAAATATAAATAGATGGCTTGAAGATATACAAGTTCCAGAAGCACCTAAATATGGAGCATTGACAGTTTTTAGAAATAATATAATTGGTCAAAATAGTTCTGCTTTAAGTTCAGATACTGAATATCCATCTGAGCCTGAAAAAGTAAATGTTGGAATTTCTTTGAATACAATTGAAGAAAACTCTAAATTAACATTACATTTAGATGATGCTGTAACATCTGAATCAACAGGTCTTGAAACTGTGTTAATTTTACAATTAGCTGACAGTATAAACCCAGAAAATGAGATTGATGTAAAATTACCACAATATAATTTTGCTATAGGCAAATTTATAGTAATAAGTGATGCAACAGGAAATGGAGTTAATTTAAATGGTATACATGAAATAGTTGGTTTTGGTTCTGAAGTAGGTCAAATAAAAATTGTTGCTGATGTAGATGCTGTTGGTTATACTTGTACAGGTCAAGAAAAAGTTATATTAGAAGATGAGTTTATGGATGATAACCTTAAACAAAAATATGTTTTAGGTATGTCTTTTTTATATGATGGTGGAGGAACAGAGTTACAAGAATCAAATATTACTATGGGACTAGCTAATGATTCAGATAGTTTATTAGGTATAGATAGTACATTACCTTCTACTTCTACATGGAAAACAGCACCAGATGGTTTTGGAACCTCAGGTGGTACAGTATCAGATTTAACTACTGATGGTACAAATTCTTGGCAATATAAAGGTAATGGAAATATTCGTGGAGTTGGTCATGATACATGGTTATTTTATGACCATGCATCTGATGTAGTTGAAGCTAGTACAACATATTATGTAAGTGGAGCTATTAAATTTACAAAATGTAATAATGTAAATGTAAAATTTTATGTTGGCATAGGCCCAGGTGCAACTGACCCTACTGCAAGTGGATTTACTGGTATAACTGTTAATGAACCAGAAAATAATACTACTAATGATGCTGGCTCTGCCGCTGCAACTGGTATTGTAGAATTTTTTGGTGAAGTTACTACAGGAAGTTCTGTTGATGCTGATGTACCAATAGCAATACAATGTAATAATGCTGCAGGTGGTAATGGTGAACAAATAAATTTATTACGTGTTGATGTAGCTAAAAAAAATCTTCAATTAATGTCTAATTCAAATGCAATTGATTTAAGAGGTGTTCAAGATGTTGCTAAAACTTATTTAACATTTTTATGTAATAATTCAAGAAGTTCTTCAGCTCAAAATAATAGCTGGAATGAACGTATTGAAGGTTTTAGAATTTATATGAAAAAAGTAGATATTATAGGTGGTGGCCTTGCAGATGAATTTAGTTTACTATATGATGTTGATATAAAAGAAGGTACATATATAATGTATGGAAAAGATTCAGATGAAGAACAATTAAGACTAAGTGATATGTCTACTCATAATTGGGATGCAACTGCTACAGATGATAGAAATGCAATAGTTACAAGTAATTTAAGAGGAGATTCTATAAAAATACCTCCTGCACTAACGTATGAAGCTTTAAATGGATACAAATCAGATACAACATTAGCAGCAATGTATAAAACTTCTACTGTTGTGCAAAGAAAAGTATATATTGGTAATATAAAAATTGGCAATAAAAAATTTCCTGATAGAATGATAAAAACATCTGCTGATAAGTTTGATATTTTTCCTGATGATGCTACAAGTTTTATAGATGTAGCTACTTCTGATGGCGAAAATATAATAAAATTAGAATCATATAATCAATATCTATTACAATTTAAAGAAAAAACAACTTATTTAATTAAAGTATCTAGTGAAGGAGAAGATTTAATTGAAACTTGGAGCGGAACAGGAATATCTCATCCTGCTCAAGCAGTAAAAACTCCTGGAGGAATATTTTGGGTAAATAACACTGGATTATTTTTATATGATGGAAAACAATTAAACGATATTACAACAAAAAGTTTTGGTATAGAAAATTGGAGTGTAAGCGAAAATAGAGATAAACCTATTATATTAGGATATGATTTTGTATCTAATAAAGTATTGATTATAACTAATAATGTTACAGATACATCAAATGGTGGATATATATATGATATAACTAATAATTCATTGACGAAATGTCAAAATTTATTTAGTTGGTATCCAGCATTCAATGAAAACGATGAAATAAAATTACAACAGGAGCCAGCATAAATGCCTGAAACAAATAAACCATTTACTAGTTTAAGACTTAATTCAAAAATAAGTAATAAAAAAGAAATACCTGCAACTGGAAGTCAAGGTGCTAGATTTTTGCCGCCTAGAACTTTTGCTGTATTACAAACAGGTCCATCTACTGAAGTTTTTTATCCTGTTACTTCATCTGCTATTTTTAGAAGCAACATGGTAAATACTTCTAATGGTTCTTTAATTATGTTAAATCAATTTGATTCTATGATGAATAATGGTTCTATTACAGTATGGGATGATGAAGCTCATAATTTATTTCAACACACAAAAACTGCTAATGAATTTGATTTAAAAACAAAAGATTTTGATTTTGGTGATGCAAGTAGAAGAAAAAAAATATATAAAGTATACGTTACTTTTAAAACAAAATTTATGCGTTCTGGTGTAATTATGAAGTATGCTACTAATGGTTCTTCAAATTTTTCAGGAACATTTGACAATGATGATACATATTATAATGCTGACAGAGGTTTTTATGGTAACTCAACAGAAGAATGGGTTACAGTTGGACTAAAACCTTCTGCATCACTAAGTGATGTTAATTCTTTAGCTTTACAATTTACATATGGAGATTCAGGTAATATAGGCAAATTAGCTGCTGACAGCAGTGCTGGTTCTAATACAATAACATTAGCAGGAACTTCTAGTATAGTTGATGATTATTATGTTGGTATGCCTATATATTTTTATTTTGGGCCAGGAAATGGACAAGTCCATAGAGTATCTGCTTATAACAAAACTACAAAAGTTGTAACTCTTACTGAAAATTTATCAATAGATGTAACAACAGAAACGCATTATGATGTGGGATATATACCAGCAAGTTTTGCTATTAATGATATATCTATAGTATATAGAAATAAAATTATAAAATAATGGCTATTAGAGAAGCAAGAGGGATAACAATATCAAGAGGAACACCTCAAAAAAATGAAGGGCAAAATGGTGATATAACTATTCGTTCTTTTAGAGATGGACTTAGGATGTTTGTTAAAGAATCTAATTCATGGCATAGTATTGATTTAGACGTAAATTTAAAACAACTAGTTTTAAATGTTCAGAATTTAGAAAAAAAAATAAAAGAACTTTCAACTAAAAGAAATAATTTTCCTGTAGCAGATAAACTATTGTTAAAACAAACAGGAGGTGCGGCAGCTGTACAAATAAAAAATGATGCTGGTAAAATAGCATTTAGAAATTCAGCAGACAGTGCTGATATTACTCTTAAAAATCCTAAATTATCAGCTGTTGGAGATGGTTCAGATTCTAATCCTGTTATTAACACAGAAGTTTCAAATCTTGTAACATTGGGATTTAATGATGCTTCTGCTGATTTTTTTCTTAGACTAGTAGGAACAGGTAGTTCATTTGATAATGCAATACAATTTTTTACTGGGGCTGCTGGAAAATGGGTGTTAGGATATAATGATAGTTCTAATACTGTATTTAGAATAAATGCAGGAGTTAATTTAGATGCTGATGTATTACAATTAACTAGTGCTGGTAATTTAACAGTAGATGGTACAGTAACTGCTAATAGTGTAACCTTAACAGGCGCTCCAACAAAAACAGATATTGATGCATTAGATATAACAGAAGTAGGAGCATTAGATAGTGGTAGCATAACAAGTGGATTTGGTGCAATAGATAATGGTAGTAGTAATATAACCACAACAGGAACTTTAGATATATCAGGTGGAACATTAACTACTTCAGCTGCTCAAAAGAAAACAATTATAGAAGGTGCAGGTTCTAATGTAGATTTTGGCCCATATGATGTAAGGTCAAGAACACTACAATCAGATGTAGCAACAGGAACAGCTCCTCTTACAATTGCATCTACAACAGTAGTTGCAAATTTAAATGCAGATAAATTAGATGGCGCTGATTTAGTAGATGAAGATGATATGTCTTCTGATAGTGCTACTAAAGTTCCTACACAACAATCAGTTAAAGCATATGTAGACGCAAATTCAGGTGGTTTAAGTACAGAGCAAGTACAAGATATTGTGGGTGCTATGTTTACATCTAATACTGAGACAAGAGTATCTGCTACTTATGAAGATAGTGATGGCACTATTGATTTAGTAGTAGACGATATGACTGCTGATACAAACACTAATCAATTAACTACTTTTGATATTAGTGATGGCGCCACAACGCAAACAATAGCACATGGTAACACTTTAACATTTGCTGCGGGAGAAGGTATAGATGTAGCAGTAAGTGCTACAGATACAGTAACATACTCTGCTGAAGACTCTTCTACAAGTAATAAGGGAGTAGTAGAATTAGCAACAACAGCTGAAGTGACATCAGGGTCAGATTCAAGTAGAGCTGTAACACCTTCAGGATTAGCAGGTTCTACATTACCAACTGCAGGTCACGTTGTAACAGGTGCTTCATTAACATCTGCTGCTAGTGACGATAAATTAATAAGTGCTACACAGAATCTAAATGTTAGTGCAGGTTCTTTAGGAACTCAAGAATATAGAATGATAAAAACAAATTTAACTGAACAAAATGCAGGTGGTTGGGATAAAATTTATCTTATTGACCAACAAGTTGACGGTACAAGTAAGTTTAATGTAACTAATGGTGGAGCTGCTACATTTGGAAGTACAGTTACATCAAGTGCAGGTACATGCGCTGGTTCTAGTTTTAGACACATTATTGGAGGAGGATTTAACTACAGTTATGCAGCAGGAACATTAGTTTATTTACCTTTAACTGGATATGTAGTAGAAATTACTCCTTCATCAGGTAGAAATGAACATATTAGTTTTGTTGCACCTTATGATGGTTATCTTAATCAAGTAATATTTAGAAGTGAAGAAGCCTGTGGTTCTACTGTTGTAGGTTTTCATAAATCATCAACAGGAACAGAAGTGCCAAATGTAACAGCAAGTGTAACAGTAACAGTAGATATGGATACTGATGATACACCATACAAGTTTGCATTTTCTAGTAGCAATACATTTAGTGCAGGAGATATTCTTGCAATATCATTTGACCCAACTAATGATGCAAATGATACTAATTTTACAGTAGAACTTATAATGGATAGCACACAAGGATTATAAAACATTTGGAATATTCATAAATATTTATTATGAATAGTAAATAATATTTAATAAATTAAATATAAAATTGTAAGGAGAATGACATGGCTAGACAAGCCTTTGACTTAAGTAGATTAATATCGGAAGCTTCTGGCAATGTATCAAAAGGTCGAGCAAGAAAAAGATTTTTCGATAAAAAAGCAGACGATGCTACATTTTACGTAGCAAATTTAGCTGATAAAATAAAAAAAGATGCGCAAAGTAAAAAAAGGCGAGGGTTTTTTAGAAATTTGACATCAGGAGGAGGAAGAGCGCTTACTTCTGTTATAGCTAATGCATTGCTTCCAGGCAGTGGATTTGCAGTTAATG